ATGCTGACCGATACAAAACTAAGAAGTTTAAAGCCACAAGACAAGCTTTATAAAGTGTCTGACAGAGATGGTTTATATGTTGCAGTAACAAAAAGTGGTGTTATTTCATTTAGATATGATTATCGTTTTAATGGAAGGAGAGAAACGGTTACTTTTGGTCGATACAGTGCTGACGGTATCACACTTGCAGAAGCAAGAGCCGAATTAATTGAAGCAAAAAGGCTACTAAACGCAGGTATATCGCCAGCTTCAAAGAAACGTGACGGTATTGAGAGTAAAAAAATAGGGACGGTATTCAAAGACTATACCGTCAATTTCCTTAATGATGCCCAATATGCCGACTCTACTAGGGCCATGAAAGAAGCAATTATTGAAAAAGAAATCTATCCTGTATTCGGCAAGCTTCAACTAGAAGAGATCACCACACCACGGCTTAGAGCATTGTGTGAAAAGATAAAAGATAGGGGCGCAAAAGCGACTGCATTACAAGTGCGTGAGATTGTTGGCTCTGTTTTTACTTATGCCATAGACAGAGGTTATGAAATTAGTAACCCAGCAGATGCAATAAAGGCATCTTCGATAGGTACTTTTCAAGCGCGCGAAAGGGCAATGTCACCGAAAGAAATCGGTATCTTATTTCGTGAACTAGAAAACTATAGTTGTTATCCAACCTTAAAATTGGCCGTTAAGTTTGTATTGCTAACATTAGTCAGAAAGTCTGAGTTTATTCATGCAACATGGGATGAAATAGACTTTAAAAATAGACAATGGGTGATCCCTAAAGGGCGAATGAAGGGGAGAAAAGAGCATGTTATTTATCTCTCTGACCAAGCAATGGATATCCTAACTGGTATGAAAGTTTGTGCGATGGGAAGCGATTACTTAATGCCTGGTCGATATGATATTAAAAAGCCACTTTCTAATGCTGCATTGAATAACGTGATTGATGGCACCGTAAAACGTATCAATGAGAAGGGTATTGAGTTCGAACCGGTTACTGTTCACGATTTACGACGCACAGCAAGCACGCTGTTGCACGAAGCAGGTTATAACTCAGATTGGATAGAGAAGTGTTTAGCACACGTTCAAAATGGCGTTAGAGCCGTTTACAACAAGGCTGAATATGCTGAACAGCGCAGGAAGATGTTACAAGAGTGGGCTGATATGGTGGATGAATGGATAAAAGAGAAAGATTAACGCTTTGTCATTCTTCGCCAAGTGTTTTATAAGCAAGTAGTGACGATAGGTAAAGTACACCAACAACAGGCCAGATTGTGGAGTAAAACAGTCTGGCCACAATATCTTTTATATTGTCGCTTTCGTGCTTAGACTCTGAAAATAGGTATCCTGCAAGCCATAAGTACACAGCTAATAATGTGAGTAAAATAATCATTAGCCGTTTTTCCTTTTGTACTGAGCGTGGTCATCACCACACTCTTTAGAACAGTAAGCGCTATTCTCTGTTACTGGCTCTTCACGGCACCAGATACAAAATCCAGTTAAGCTTTTAGCTGGTGGCTCTCTATTTGCTAATGCGGTGTTGATTTGTAGATCCGTTAAGTCATTAGCATCATCTGCGATATCAGGCATATTTATTCCTTACAAATAAAATGAGAGTTGATAAGTTCGATACTGTTGTTAGGACATTGATTGCCCCATGCATCCCAACCTTGTGACATGTCACGAGCGAATAGCTCAATGCGACTTACATCACCGTACAACTGTTCAAGACGGTTTTTTACTTCCCACGGTTTTTCGCTATGCTCACCTAAACAACTAAATACGATTTGTTTAACGCTAGCACTAATGCGCTGTAATCCATTGCCTCGAGTAGCGATTAAAACATCTTCACTATTGGCTCTGGTGTAGTTTCCTCCATTCATTTTTGTTTCAGCATCTAATAGTTCAAACAGGTCGTGATAATCAAATAACTCGCTGTTTTGAATCGCTTTATCAATTCGTTGCCATGCTAAAGGGTTAAACTTAACCCATGTAAAAGCTTTCATTGTGCGGACTTTAAAGCCCCAAGCTTCAGCTAATTTAATAGCCTCGAGTACAAAATTACCGGTATACCACATGGCAAGAACTGCGTTATCAGATGCAATAGAATGAATAGGGATATGAGTTAAATTGAAGAGGGAGGTTGTTGGATAATGATTTTTAGCAGCACCGTTTGAAACTTTATTTTTGTAATCCCACGGAGGATCACAATAGATAAGGTCGTATTTTTTCATTTAACTTCCTTAAGAAAAGAGATCCAGTGCGTTTTATCGTTCTTACCTACACGCTGTACCGCTGTTGGTTTTTGGTCTGTTAGTGCTAAAATTTGTTTAACAGGTATTTGGGTTTCATTCCATTTGAACAGCAATGTTCCTCCAGGCCTAAGCACTCTAAATGCTTCACTAAACCCTTTACTTAAATCTTCTCTCCATGATTCTTTATTTAACGAACCGTATTTTTTAAACATCCAACTATTTTTACCAACTCTAATTAAATGAGGAGGGTCAAATAGCACCTGATAAAAAGTATTATCTGGTAATGGAAGGTTTTTAAAATCAGAAATAACATCAGGTGTTATATTTAAAATTCTTCCATCACATAAAATATGTTCTTCTGCTCTAATATCATTAAATAAAACGCGGTCATCTTGTTTATCAAAATAAAACATACGAGAGCCACAGCACATATCAAGTATTGGTTTCACGTTCAGCATCCTTCATTAATAGAAATAATTCCATAGCTGCGCGATATGGGCTATCGTTTATAACTTGCGCTTTTTCTATAAACCCAATACCAGATGGACAAGGAAGTATATTCCACTCTCCATATCTAGCGCACCAGAAATTGCTATCACCAGCAAGTAGGCTAATTTTATTCTCAATAATAATCGGCATTGCGTCAGTAGGGTTATTGCAGGCGTCGAATGAGCCAACCTTGCGAGGTGATCTAATAATTATTGCACTTTCACAACCAGAAACAGCGGAGCGACGATAATCTGTTGATCCGAATGGAAATGGAGTGGCGCCAATTAAGTCAGCAACCTTTTTATTAATCTCGAAGTCAGATAGTTCGGTGTATTTATTCATTATATAATCCCGTTTGCTTGGCTGATAATTCAATATCATTATGAAATACAGTTAATCGGTTAATTAAGTCCTCGGTTGGAATGTCAGTATTTAATAACTCTTTCCATAATGCAGTACATCGAATTTGAAGTTTATTTCCAATATCTTCATTTCTAAGTCTTATCATTCCAACGTCTTGAGCATCCCAGTTAATACGATTAAGTAATTGCTTTCGTTTATTCATCTCTCATCACCTCGCCACAAATAGCTTCAACATTCCTCACTGACATTAAATATTCAGCACGTTTATTGCATTCAGATTGCGTATATATATCTTCCGTAATAGGCACAGCAGAACCCTGTATTAGCATGAGTAATACATATCCGATTATTTGCATGGTTATTTAGTTTTATATGTGTGGGCTACTTTGAATTTAGAGTTTAAGCTATTAGCTCTTTTTTCCGCATCTATAATTGAAATAAATCCTTTTTCAATCATATTTCCATTTAATAAAATAACTGGTTTGCCGTTAATTAGTTCAGCTTTATATTTATCATTCATTTTTTATTTTCACTCCGTTGCTGATTAGTATTTTCTCTACTTCTGAAATTGCATCATTGAAACCATCTATGAAATAATCATCCAATATAACGTCACCTAAATTTGGCAATTCAACCTCCAATCTCTCGCGTGATGTTTGCCAAGCTCTAAGGCATTGACGCTTCACCGCTTGAAGTAAAGTATTTTCTGGCTGAGATTCAATTAACGGATATTCTTTTTTAAACCAAGCTTCAAACTGCTGTCTTGATTTATCCATGCTTACTCCTGAATTTTAGGTATAAAAAACCCTGCTAGTGCAGGGTGTGGTTTGATAAGTTATTTTTTATTTCTTCTTGCCTTTCTAAAAATGAATCACAAGCATTATTTAAATTCACTACTGTGCTATACAAACTATCTACTTTATATTCACTTGTTATTTTTTCAACAAGAAGTGTTGAGTCGTATAGTATGTCATATGCGTCAATTATAAACTCGCTAAATAAATCAATTAAGAGCGTATTGTTTGATAACATAGTTAATTCTTTATATATGACTTCTAATTCTTTTGGTGATATTTCAATGATGGAAAATGATTCGTAAGGATTCATCGAAATAACATCAAGCCTTTTATCTCTTGTAGCCACAAGTAAAAAATTATTTGCTATATGAAATTTAATATCTAAAAATTCTCCATTATTGATAATATTTTTACATAGAGATTTCAATTGCTCCGTTATATGTGTGTTTATTTTAATTTGATGATTTAATCGAGTGCTAATCGATTTTAATTTTATTTCATTTGAGCGCTTTTCTTTATTGTCTAAATCTGCTTTACCTAACCAATAAACAACAATGGTAGCTAATATACCAAAAGTAGATACAAAGCTAAAAAAAGATGATATTTTACTATCTAGAGTTATTTCTGAATAATAAATAAAAGAAAATCCGAGAAGAAAGGCATTAATAAATAATATAATTATAAATGGCCATTTTAGTACGGAAGTTAAACGCTTATCGCCCTTGTTTGACATAACTCCTCCTTATTTAAAGCAGGAATCATACTCACATCCATGTGACTGTAAAGCTTTTCGGGAGAAATTATAATTTTACAAATAATAGAAAGCTTCATGAACAATAATATCTAATTTGCTCCTTTACCCCTCCATTTTTTAGTAGTTGTTTCTACTCTGGCTATATCGAACGATGGAACCATTCCTTGCTCGAATCTCATAGCATTGAGCACCTCTATTGGTGGCGGAGAGTTTCTTCTTTCTTTACTTCTTTTCCTCTTTTCTATTCTTAGTTTTGCAGCAAGCTGTATTTTTGCTTCCGTTCTATTTTTGGGCGTTATGTTGGCAATTTCTTCATCTATCTTATTTTTCTGTTTTTCACTTAGTTTTTTCTTTTTCATATTAAGCCTCAATCAAATATATTGGCGCTACCTAGCATACCAATTATTCTTAAACGATAAAGCTAACTAAGTATAAATTGCTTTAATGCCTCACGAACGGTGTTTAACCGTGATTCCATTCTTATATATTGAGGGTTAGGTATAGTGGGCCAATCGTTATACCAAGCATCATCACCAAACAAGCTAAGCAATTTACCGCCTAAAAAACTATTGCAACAATCATCTTTAACATCATCTGATGCTTCGATTAAATCCCAATATTCCCTTGCTTCGTGTTTATCTATTTCATCATCTTTGCGTAGTTTGATAACTTGCTTTTTAGCGTATTCAGTATTCGCATCGTTATCATCATCTATCTCAGAGATTAAATTAGAATCTAGTTTTCCTATCCAGTAGTGATTGTTAATACTCTGAATAAACTCAACTAGTGGGCTACCCATCGAACCCCAAAAGCAAGACCAAGAACAACCACTTTCGCTAATTGTGACACGACCATTTTGATTATCACCGTAATCTTCAAGGTAAACATGAATGGGATCATGTTGCTCAACATCCGTTATTACTAACTTAGTAACTTGAGATTGTTCAACTTTCATCACTCCACCTTCTTTGCTGAGAACACTGGATCATATTCACGCTCAACTTCAAACGTGCCAAGATACTGGTCATCAATCCACAACATGAATAACAACGGCCACCTATCTTCCCACCCATCGCAGTCGGCGTGATAATATTCTGCGCATGCTTCAATGCATGAATCCAGGTCATCATCAGCACTGAAATTATGATCACCTGGTAATTCATAGAGGTTATCTTCACTAATTCCTGACGGGTCTTCGCCTTTACCGCCTGCTATATAAAATTGAACTATTGCCATTATTCATTCCTCTTCATTGCATCCCTGCGAGTTAAATTAAAACTGCTTACCGCCTTCCTTTGTGCTATTTTCCCGTTGATGGTCTGCTCGATGCTTGTTGTATTCTAGTTTTTCAGTTATTGCGCCTTCAATGTCATAACCAAAGGCTTCTGCATAATCCAAAATACGGATGACAGCATCAGCAAGTTCAACCTCTGCCATTTTTCGATGTGGTAAGTGATCGTCCATTAAATCCTTACGTTCGCCCTCCATTGCCTCACTGATTTCTGAGTGAATAAGGCAAAGTAATGTCCCTTTTTCGCGTGGATTATCCCACCATCCTGCATCTTTATTTTGCTGATGAATTTGTTGCTGTAATTGTTTAATGTTCATATCTATCTCCTGTTTGCATCCTTGCACTGAGTAATGGTTATATCCTTTGGTTAAACGGGTAGTGTTAGGCGTTACTCACAAACTGCCCAGCTTCATTGCGCTTACGTTCGGTGTAACACTTAGGTGTCTCTCTGGATTGAGAACGCTTTTTCAACCACTCATCAACTTCTTCAGCTTCCCAAGCAATACAGCGCACAGATAAATACATACGCTTTGGAAAATCGCCTTTCTTCTCTAAGGTGCGAATAGTTGAGCGAGAAAGCCCTGTTTTTTTTAAAACATCAGGCATACGAATAGGTTTGATAGGTAATTTAATATTCATATTTAAACTCCTGCGGAGCGATACAGCTCCGCATTAAATAGGATTACTGGTATTCAGGGCGCATATCATTAAGTGTGATAGAGAAAGACTCGTATAACTCATCACCGAGTTTTCTTTTGCTTGATTTAAGTAGCTTGTCTACTTTTTCAAATGCTTCGGTAGCTTCAGGTGAGCCAGATTCAGGAAGTGAGTTAATAGAAGCTTCTAGGGCATTACGTGCATCAATACGGTGGTATGCCTGTACTGCTTTATTTTTTAATTCAGTAAACAGGTTGATCCCCATTTCATTTTTTAAGTTCTCAATTTCTGCGCGAATATTTTTAGCTTCTTCGACAGTTTGAACATCATCAATAGCTAATCTAAAGGTTTCAGCATCGAACTTAGGTATAAACTCGCCTTGAGCTTCTTTTACAGATTCAGCATTATTTGGTTGTTGCTGGGTAGTGATTTCATTAATGCTTACACGTTCTTTCTGTGGGGTGATGTCTTTAATCGGACGATCTTCAAGTTCTTCTGGCGTATACACACCAAGAATAACTTCAGGACAATAAAGACGAGCCCAATATTTTACAGCGAGATACGCGATTTGTTGCTTAGGCATTGTTTTCCAAAGAGGTGAGTTTCTCGTCTGTACATCAGCAAGGTAAACAGGCTCACCCCATGTAATTTCTTCTTCACCTCTTAAAATTGCACCGACTTCAATAAATAAACCCGATTCATCACGTTTATCTTTCATGCCTACAATCTTTTCCCAGTCGCCACCGTATTTGTAATGGAATCGACCTACAACAGCATTTGAACTGGTAATAACTGCATTTACTAATTGGGCTTCATAACCAAGCACACCATTGATGACATGAGTTTTTTGACCGACAACGAAAGGATCCATTCCCCAACGTGCGGACTGCATTGTGATAGCAAGACAATCAGATGGTTTACCTTGCAGATGTCTTGGCACCGTTGCTGTACCTGATGCCATTAGCTCCGCAAATTTGACAATACGGTCTAATGATTCAGGATTAAAAAGTAATGATGTGTTATTCATTACTGATTGATTTCTTTCGAGAGTTGCTACTTCTGACATAATATTTACTCCAAACGTGCGCCTGATTGTTCAAGCGCAGTTTTATTAAGCGACTTCGTTTTGCAGTTCTTCTAACTTTCTCTGCTCAAAGTCAGTGATACCGATAGTGAGAGTAGTGGTGATAGGCGCTGGCCAATATCCTGTATCCATAGCTTCACGGATATCACGCAGTGTCTTTTTGTACTCAGCGCGACCCAGTTCAAGTAATTCAGGAGAGGCTTCAACGATAGCGACCCAGTGGTAATGCTCGTCTTTGTTAACGAATATCCAGAAGAACTGATCCAGCATTGCCACGTCACAATACATAGCTGCACTGATGTGATAATCTCGATTAATGATTTCTCTGCGGATCATGGCTTCAATGGCATCTTGTTTAAATCGACCAAGTGCTACTGATTTGAGGTCAAAACCTAATCGGTTATTTTCTGTTTGAATTTCGATATCAGGACGAACACGAATTTCAAGGCCGGTATCTTCATCAATGCCGTAGTAGCTCACTTCTGATACGCGGTTAGGATGGTTTAATAAACTGGATGCTTCTTTGTGGTTCATAACAGCGTTACGCATGTTATTTGCCATTTCATAGTCAACGGTTTGAACATGAATTTTTGAATCGTCACTAAGCCATTGGCTAATGATTTCATCTTCAAATACAGCATCAGGTTTTACTTCTTTAATGACCTGCATGAGATCATCTTTCTTGACGGGTTTTCTAAGTGGCTCAGGCTTATTTGTTTCTGCTAAATATAATTCAGGGTTGATGTGGTGGTATATCTGCTCAAGTAATGCGTCTGTATTACCTGAGGTTTTCAATGGTGTTGGCAAAGTATCATTATAGGCTTTGATACAGGCTTTCATTGCTGCACCAGTAAATTTTCCATCTTCGGGGATGGTTTTAAATTTATCGGGCAACTGCATGTATATCTGACCTAGATCTTCGGCTTTTCCGCTGGTGGAAAGTTGCGGTGTCAGAGTGGCATTATGTTCTTCAATAATTGCTTTTAACTCATCTTGTGAGAGCTTTTTAGGCAACTTATTGTTGTATTCGTCAATCCATGACTTCATTGTTTCCGTTGTTGTAAAGGCACCTTCTGGAATAATTGGTTTAACACTGAATTCAGCATCAAACTTTTCAGGTTCCATTGTTAACGTGTGAAATGCGCTACCTAAGTCGAAACAACGCTTATTTTCACGCTCAATAACTTTTGTTACATGGCGTAACTCGTAATACATCAAACTAATACGAGCATCTTTTAGCATCGAACTACTGATACCGTTTGAACTGTGATACACCTCGTTAGGAATATCGGGATAACGACCAGGTTCAAAATAAGCAGGTTGGTCATTTTTTTCCTTTGAAATATCTTCTACCTCCTTGAGTTGACCGCTTTGGTTATCTTTAGTGGCGTGAAAAATCACCTCTTCCTGAGGCGCTTCCTTTTTTTCTACCTCATTTGAGGTGTTTTTTGGATTTATTAATGAGTTAAAGTGATTAACTCTATGACGAACGCTACGCATATCAGGGTTATCAATAAATGACATAATAGCGTTAACGATTTGCTCTTCACTGAGTTCACTGCTGATATTAGGAACCAATGAAAGTGCAAGTAGCGTGATATTAATAAAGTGGTCATATTGCTTAAATTCTTCTTTTTCAATATCACCGTTGATATGAGCTGTTAGCGCATCTACTTGTTCGCTATCAGTAATATCTTGGTTAAGTAAAAGAGCTTTTGCAATCAACACATTTAAGTGCTTAGTGTCTGACATTTTGTTTACCTACTAATTTTTCTGTTTGTAATGCGAGCTTTCTTACATAAGCCCACTCAATACCGGCTTTAAAATTGTCAAATGACTGTGACTCATTTAAGCCAGATAAGGTAAATACATGCTTACCGTCTTTGATATAAAAGATCATGACTAATCACCAAATTGGTTATGTCTGAGCGCATTAAAAAATCAGTCTCTTTTATCCATATTGTTAAAGAGCAAATTAACCGTATTGGTTAACTTATGCTTTTAATCATAACCATAAATTAACCATTGTCAACCATGAAAAACAAATAAATCACCAATATGGTTATGTTTGTTTTTATCACTATGAAATTTAATGATTTATTAAGAGTAAAAAGAAGCCAGTATATGACTTCTTTTTAATGGAAAGGGTTAGTCGTGGGAGATAGGCTGGTTTTTATTAATGATAAATTCAATGAAGTTTTCAATAGCAGCTTGTTCGCTGGTGGGAAGTTTTGAATAGGCTCTTCTATCATAGTTAATAGTGCCTTTATCATTTTTAGGGATCAGTAGTTCATAGGCTTGGCGGCCCATTGCTTTTGCAATAGCATCAATGCTTTCAGCGGTGGCGCTGGCTTCACAATTGATAATGCGGTTAACTGTTGATTGTGCAAGCCCTGAATCGACAGAAAGCTTAACTCTTGATTTTATTCCATCATTTAACATGAATGTTGTGATGTTATCTGAGAGTATCTTGCCAATTTCAGTCGGAATATATTCTTCTTTTTCTGACTCCGCATGACCTTCTTTTAAGTGGTCTACATCCATCCAATATTTGCTAATTCTAGTCACATATTCAATTTTGCGTGACATTGGATCGGTGAGTTCACGATGACTTTTTAAATCTTTTGGTGATAGGTAACGAGAGATCATACTTGGTGCTACACCTAACGCATCAGCCAGTAATTTTTGTTTGCCGTTGTAGTAGCGTTCAATAATATAAATCAGGTTATCTTTTCTAATTTCAGCAATGCTTTTCATTTCTCCAAGTCCTTTGGTGTCTATTCTTTATACAAATTTGATTAAGTTATGGTGTATTAAACAAACAAATAACCCTTTTGGTAAAGTACCTAAACGGTTACTATTATTTATTGGTTAATCAAATTGGTGAAATTATGGAAGTTTTCGACTTTAAAAAATTTTGGAATAGCTTAACTATTAAGCAAAGAGAAGCATTTTCTCAAAGAACGGGGTATAGCCAACTGTATCTATCACATCAGCTACGCTATGCAAAACGCAAACCGTCATTAAGTAAACTCAATAAGTTATATGATATTTGTATTGAATTTGGTGCAGATACAACCAGAGAGCAATTAATCAATTTCTTTATTCGATAATAATTCAAAGGCTGTTTATTGATAAGGATCACTTCGGTGGTCCTTAATTTTTATTGATAACCAATAAGTCTTTTTAGGTTGATATATTTTAAAATAACGGATAGCATTTGCACATACACATAATCAAATGAGGTTGAAATGGAGATTATTAGTCGAAAAGAAGCTGCGTCAAAAGGGCTTGGAAAATTTTTTACAGGTAAGAAATGCAAGAACGGTCATGTTGCTGAACGTTATGTTTGTAATGGTGTTTGCGTTAAATGCAACTTTGAAAATTCAACAGTCTATCGCTCTGTGTTAAAGCAATTAATTAACAGCGCTAAGTGAATGGTGTTTTATGCGTGACTATGGAAAAGTTTCCCCACAATTTTGGATAGGAAAAACAGGTAAGGAAATAAGAGAAAAAGGGCATGAAGCACTTATTGTCTCTATGTACTTATTAACCAATCCTCACGCCAATATGATCGGCATGTATTACCTACCTATTATCTATATGGCGCACGAAACAGGGTTAGGCTTAGAAGGGGCTTCTAAGGGGCTTCTAAGGTGCATTGAAGCAGGTTTTTGCCACTATGATGAGGACGCTGAAGTTGTTTGGGTGATCGAGATGGCAAAATATCAAATAGCATCATCTTTGAAGCCATCAGATAACCGGTGTATCGGTATACAAAGAGAGTATGACTCTCAGCCTAAAAATCAATTCCTATCAATGTTTTATGATAAGTATAAAGATGCTTTTAATTTAAGTTCTGCAAGAGAATCATCTATAAAAAATGAAAGGGGCTTGGAAGGGGCTTTGAAGACCCTACGAAGCCAAGAACAGGAGCAGGAACAAGAACAAGATATAAAACCCCCTAAATCCCCCTTGAAAAAAAAGTCGGTACAAAAGCGAGGTTTTAATATCCTGGAAGAAAAAATACCTGATTGGCTAAATCCCGAAGTTTGGGAGAAGTGGATTGAGTACCGAAAGGAAATCAAGCACCCGATAAAATCGAAACAAACGTTCAGTGGACAAATAAAATTACTCACTGAGTGTTATGAGTTAGGTTTTTCACCTGAAGAAATAATTAGCAAAACCATTACAAATGGCTGGCAAGGACTATTCAAACCAAACGTTTCACCACCACAACGGATCATTCAACCTCAAAAGAACGATGAGTTTATACCGGAGGACTTCTGATGACTGCATCATCAACCTTAGCAAGGCTAAAGCGAATAATGCCTGAGCATATTAAACCTAAATTTACTACTTCTGCTGAATTAATGGCATGGCAACGAGAGCAGGGTGAAATTGATTCAATGAGGATCGCAAATGAAAACCGAGTAGCTCGTTTAAATAAAATCATGGGTAGATCAGGTATTAGCCCATTACACCAAAATTGTTCATTCGATAATTATGACGTTACATGTGAAGACCAACAAAGAGCGTTGTACAAAGCTAAGAGATACGCTGAGCAATTTGGTAAATCATTTGGTGGGTTCATTTTCAGTGGTAATCCTGGTACTGGAAAAAATCATTTAGCGTCAGCCATAGGCAACCACATTATCCAAAAAGGGAAAAGTATTCTGATCGCTACACTGCCGGACATAATGATGAAGGTTCGTGAAACCTATCAAAAGGATGCTAAAACAACAGAGTCAAAACTGATAGATGATCTGTGTGATGTTGATTTGCTAGTGCTTGATGATGTGGGTGTGCAACGTGGAAACCTCAATGAGGAATTAATTATATTTCAAGTAGTGGATCGAAGACTAGCAAACAAAAAGCCTGTTGGAGTGCTTACAAACCTCAATTATACCCAATTATCCAAAGTGTTGGATGAGCGAGTAATAGATCGACTCAGAATGGGAAATCCAACAACGATAAATTTCACATGGCAAAGCTATCGGCGTTTAGTTAAGTAATTTCGTAAACTAAAAATCGAATAGGGGTTGTTGGATATCAAAATCCTTAGCGTAATAAACACTAGTGAGTTTTATTTGTTGTAGGTATGCGATTGGGTGTCTGAGTAGTGAAAACAGCGTATAGACGATTTGAGAGCGTTTTAAGTAGGTATGAGTTTAATTAAAAACTCTGTTTTTTTATACTTGAAAACATAACCAAATTGGATATATTAACCATAATGATTAATCTATTAAGGGTTATCGTATATGAAATTTATGCAGGATTTAGTTGTTGATATTTTACGTGACAATAAAAAATCATTGTCAGTTAACGAGATAACGGCAATTGCTTCTGATCTCAAGGGAAAGAAGAACCGCTCAACAACCAATTATGCACTGATTAAATTGATTGAAAGCTCCGTTGTAGAACGCAAAGCGGTAGTCGGAATTGGTTATGTATACACGCTAGCGCCTGATTACATGGAGCGTCTACGTGATTTAGATATCAAAAAAGAAGCCTCTCTAATGACTAAGAAGCCAGCAAAACCTACGGATAAGCATGTTATCTGTCAAAAAGGCTCACTAACCTACGTCAGAAAGAGCCTACCGCCATTACAGCATGGAAAGATTGCTGATATTCATAACCGTATGAACGCAATGCTGGTGGCGGTACGCGCATGAAACAGCAAATTTATTATATCAATCCTGTACCAAAGCCACGTATGACACAACGTGACGCATGGAAGAAAAGACCCGTTGTCGTTAAATACCACGCTTTTTGTGACGAGATGAGAGCTAGCCGTTTTACGCTACCTGAAAGCGGTGCTCACCTAACGTTTGTTATTCCAATGCCTAAATCATGGAGTAAGAAGAAACGCATTGAGATGAATGGTAAACCCCACCAGCAACGTCCTGATGTCGATAACCTGATTAAAGCTGTTATGGACGCCATCTTTGATGAAGATTGTAGGGTGTGGAATATCAGTGCGTCAAAGCTGTGGGGTGAGCAGGGAAAGATAGGGGTAACGTTACCTGAAAATACAGAAAATCATGAACTTATTACCATTCGTTAAGTTAGTGACTGAGTTAATTAATCGTTGAATGAGTTTGGGAAGAAATTATGAGCCAAGAAATTGATGCATTAGGCTTATTCAATAAATCAAACAATCGTGACATGTCACGCAAGAGAACTGAGGGCTAAATAATGGTATGTGCTGATTGTGGTGGAGAAGTTGTTTGGATTGGACCTATAACAAATTTATCTCATACGGAATGTAAGCAGTGTGGCGCAATAAATAATTACCTTAACGAACAGGGTGAGGATGATTTGCAAAGCAATGAAATTGCAATGATGAAAATTAAAACCTCAAAACTTACAGGTAGAGCGCTTAACTATGCAGTAGCATTAGCAGTTGGTGGATATGAATTAATTCCAGTACCTCCTGATATTGATGGAAAAAATGAGGGGATGGTATTAGCTCCAGTTGGATATTTAGAGAGCGGTTATACATTTCCATCTAAAGGCGGGCTACGAATTGATTTTTTCGTTAAGAAATATTCAAGTGATTGGCGTGAATGTGGCGAGCTTATAAATAACTACTGGATTGATTTAATGTTTGAGGAAGTTGACGGGGTTAATTATTGCTATGCATCACCGCCACATTTAATGGGTGATTATGCCACTGCTAATACTGCCCAAGAAGCTATTTGCAGAGCCGTTGTTATGCTTGGGATAGGTAACGAAGTTGAGATACCTGAGGAGTTGATAAATGCTAACTAAGTACATTTTATTCGCTGTATTCTGGTGTGTCGTTGTTACTGTGATTGGAGTGTCACTTAATGGCTAAATCATCCGCCGAACGTAAGGCACTACAACGTAAGCGCCAAAAGGAACTTGGCGTAACAAAGATTGAATTGCTGGTGGATAATCAAGAGTTGGAGATGTTACAGCGTAATTGTGTTCTACGTATGCCTGGTCGTGAGCCGTATGATGTTCTTGAATACTTGCAGATGCTTATTCGTAAAGATGATGCAGAGTATAAGCGACAAGCAGAGTCGCTCTCTAAGTGTAAGTGTGAGCGTTGTGGTGAGCAGTTACCCGTTCAGCAATGCTGTTTATCTGGTGATGCTAAGTGTTGGGTAACTTATGGATATCGCGAATTACAGCTTAACTTGGTTGACAAAACGATAGCAAAATAGAAATTTGGTTGACGCGATTTTGTCAACCAGATAGCCGTCGGGTGTTACTTTCTATTTTAATTCCCTCGAATACTGGGGTTTTAAATTGGTGTATTAATACCTAATTAGATTTGAATGTTATATTTTGAATAGCCATAATAACCAAAGAGGTGATGATTATGACTATCAAAAGACCAAGAAAGAAACCTGCACGACAGCCAACGCCTATCAACGACAAGATGGAACGTTTCTGTCAGGAATATATCAAATCCCCCGATAATCAAACTGATGCTGCAATCTCTGCTGGATATGCATCTGGCAGTGCTTGCAAACGCGCATCACAGCTAATGGCTGACCCCCGAATTCAAGAGCGTATCGCACAACTTATGCAACAGCGCAATAAGCGCACCAAGATGAGTGCTGACAATGTACTCAGGCGTTTGGTTGATATGCTTGATGCAGACATTTCCGATATTCTCAATGAGAAAGGCGATATTAAACCAATATCTGAATGGTCACCTATTTGGCGTAAAAGTGTTGCTGCTTTCGATATCATCGATATTGACGGTGATACACGCATTAAAAAAGTAAAGTTACTGGATAAAATCAAGGTACTTGAACTGATTGGTAAGCATGTTGATATCAATGCCTTTAGAGACAGGGTACAGGTTGATGTAAACGTATCGCTTGCTGATAAGTTGGCATCTGCTCGTAAACGTGCTCAGCAAGGGAGCGTTGAGTAATGTCAGAAGCTTTGCAGAAGTCACCAGAAGAACAACTCATTGAAGATATCGCATCATTTACGCATGATCCATTAGGTTATGCGTATTACGCATTTCCATGGGGGGAAGCTGGTGGAGAGCTTGAAGAATATAATGGCCCTCGTCAGTGGCAAGCCGAAGCATTAAATGAAATCGGTGAACATCTACGCAACCCAAAGACACGTCACCAGCCATTGTTACTTGCTCGTGCTTCTGGTCATGGTATCGGTAAATCTGCCTTTATTTCAATGATCATCAAGTGGGGTATGGATACCTGCGAAGATTGTAAGGTAGTCGTCACTGCTAACACCGAAAATCAGCTACGCACTAAAACGTGGCCAGAAATAGCGAAGTGGCAACGGTTATCACTTACCAATAATTGGTTTACTTGTACTAAGACAGCTATCTACTCAAACGATCCTAATCATGCTAATGCTTGGCGTGCTGATGCGGTGCCGTGGTCAGAGAACAACACGGAGGCATTCGCAGGGCTTCACAACAAAGGCAAGCGTATTATCCTCGTGTTTGATGAGGCGTCTAACATTGCCGATCTGGTATGGGAAGTCGCAGAAGGGGCGTTAACGGATGAAGGAACAGAAATTATTTGGATAGCATTCGGTAACCCAACTCGTAACACAGGGCGCTTTCGTGAGTGCTTTCGTAAGTTTAAACATCGTTGGAACACCAAGCAGATTGATAGCCGTACCGTTGAAGGGAGCAACAAAGAGCAGATTAAAAACTGGGAAGAGGACTACGGCGAAGATAGCGACTTCTTTAAAGTCCGTGTTCGTGGTGTGTTTCCGTCAGCATCAGAGTTGCAGTTTATTCCAACAGGCTTAACGGATGAAGCCATGAAGCGCATTGTCACACAGGCAGAAGTTGCTCATGCTCCAGTAATTATTGGTGTTGACCCCGCCTATTCAGGTATTGATGATGCAGTCATTTATTTACGCCAAGGTTTATTCAGTAAGTGCTTGTGGACGGGCTTTAAAACAACTGATGATGTTGTTATGGCAAAGCGTATTGCTGACTTTGAAGATCAATACAAGGCTGACGCTGTGCATATCGATTTTGGTTACGGTACCGGTATTCACTCTATTGGAACAAGTTGGGGGCGCGTGTGGCGTTTAGTTAAGTTTGGTGGTGCATCAACAGATCCACAAATGCTAAACAAACGTGGTGAGATGTATAACAGCGTTAAGACATGGCTTAAAATTGGCGGGGCTATTGATGATCAGGAAACCGCGGATGATTTGTCATGTGGTGAATACAAAGTTCGTGTTATCGATAGCAAGATTGTACTAGAAGATAAAACAGAAATTAAAAAACGTCTTGGTCGTTCACCGGGTAAAGGTGATGCGCTCGCACTGACATTCGCCTATCCAGTCACCAAAATAGATAGAAATTACTCTTCACTTCATTCTGGCGTTAATGTCAGCAATTCAGATTACGATCCATTCGCATAAAAAAAGCCCTCTGGAGTAGAGGGCAAACAGTCCTAAGGTAAAGCACGCTGTCTTGGTAACAATACCGAGAAAAAATGCAGTGGCATTGCATAACCAAAATGGTAGTTATAATTTTCAATATTGTCAAATAACATGTATTATTAATTTAATATGCAATATTGGTTAATTTAATCTATGGGTGAATTATGTGCGGATTAGGCTCAACTCCAAAAATTACTACTCCTCCACCAGTTCAGGCAGCACCTCAAGAACAAGATGCGGCAGTAACGGGTAGTCGTGATGATGAAATGCGTCGTCGCCGTGCAGCCGCAGGTCGTAAGTCTACGTTACTAACAGGTGCGCAAGGTGCGACAAGTTCAGCATCCACCAGCGGTAAAACCTTACTTGGTCAATAAGGGGTGACTATGTCAACGCCATTGAAAGAACAGCTACTGCAACAACTTAATCAGTTGGAAACAGAGCGTAGCTCATTTGAACCGCATTGGCGTGAATTGTCAGATTTCACTCGTCCTCGTAGTACGCGCTTTACTGCATCTGAGGTTAATCGAGGTGATCGCCGTAATAGTAAGATTATTGACCCTACGGCATCTTTAGCTTCATCGGTGCTTTCCAGTGGCATGATGTCAGGCATTACAAGTCCTGCTCGTCCTTGGTTTCGTTTAGCAACACCTGATCCTGATTTAATGGATTATGGTCCTGTAAAACTTTGGCTAGAAACCACCGAACAACGCATGAACGAAGTGTTCAATCGTTCTAACCTCTATCAGTCATTACCGTTGATGTATGGCGATTTAGGTACCTTTGGCACTGCTGCAATGGCCGTTGTTGAAGATAGCCAGCGTATTATCCGTACCGTTCATTTCCCCCTTGGTAGTTATTACATTGCGAATAGCCCAAGCCTGAGTGTTGATGTTTGCTATCGCAAGTTTACGATGACCGTTCGCCAGTTGGTGATGGAGTTCGGGCTTGATAGCGTCAGCGATACTGTTAAATCAATGTGGAATTCAAGCCAGTACAGCCAATGGGTTGAAGTGGTTCATGCCGTATATCCAAACCTTGAACGACAAACAGGAAAGTTAGAGGCGAAGCACAAGCCTTTTAAATCCGTTTATTTTGAAGTGGCGGGTGATAACGAGAAAGTGTTACGTGAATCTGGTTATGATGAATTTCCTATTATGGCGCCACGCTGGGAAGTGAATGGTGAAGATGTTTATGGTTCATCTTGCCCGGGTATGTTGGCGTTAGGTGGCACTAAAGCGCTTCAATTAATGCAAAAACGTAAAGCGCAAATGATTGATAAGCTGACCAATCCGCCTTTACAAGTGCCAGCCTCATTAAAAAACCAACGGGTAAATACCATACCCGGTGGCATTAACTATCTTGATGAGGCAAATCCTACTAATAAAATTCAAACGATTTTTGATGTTCAACCCGTAGCATTGAAAGCACTACTTGAAGATGTTCAAGATACCCGTCAACTGATTGATACCGCTTACTTTGTCGATTTATTCCGTATGATGCAAATGGTGAATACGCGCTCTATGCCGATTGAAGCCGTTGTTGAGATGCGAGAAGAGAAGCTATTGCAATTAGGGCCTGTTCTGCAACGTCTTGATTCTGAGTTACTCGACAAGCTGATTAATCGCACTTTCTCAATCTTGGTAAATAAAAATTTACTTCCCGTTGCGCCTGATGAAATGCAGGGAATGGATCTAAAGGTTGAGTACATTTCTGTAATGGCTCAGGCACAGAAAGCGATTGGTGTTGGCAGTATCGAACGCTTTGCGGGCTTTGTTGGAAATCTGGCAAGAGTTAAACCAGAAGCTCTCGATAAGCTTAATGCTGATGATGCTATTGATAACTATGCGTCTGCTATTGGTGTCTCTCCAACAATCGTTGCAACCAATGAGCAGGTACAAGCCATACGTCAACAACGACAAGCACAGCAACAACAAATGGCACAGATGCAAATGGCGCAGTCTGCTATTGATGGTGCTAAAACGCTCAGTGATACCAATCTTGATAATGATAGTGCCTTGTCCGCTATGGCTGGTGGAGGTGCTCAATGACACATCCATTTGATGCGTATGAAGACGAGAGAATTGCTCGCACTGAATACGATATTCAACAAAAAAATAGGCAAGAGAAAGAAGAACAACAGCTAAAAGAGGTTATGTCCACAGAAGCTGGGCGTGCTGTTATTTGGCGTTTGATTTCTGACTCTGGCGTATTTCGTAGCTCTTTTTCTAATGATCCCTATGCAATGGCATTTAGAGAGGGAGAGCGTAACTATGGGTTAAAAGTTTTCAATCAATTACACCAAGTTTGCCCTGAGCTTTATGCGCAAATGGCAAATGAAGCAGCTACACCAAGCGTTTAACCAAGATTTAAAGAATGGGAGAAACAGTCATGAATTTATGGCAGAAACTAATCATGCGTCGCTTGTATAACGAGCAACACAGCGAGGGAGGTGAAGGCGGTGGCGGTACAGCAACGGAACCTACTCAGGAAACATCAGCAACAGATAAAAATGAGCCATCAGCAAACAGTGCTGATCCTAATAAAAGCACTGAAAAAGAGAATGGTGGAGAGCAGGGCAAGCCGGCTGATAAGACAAATGATGCCAATAAATCAGATGTAGGTGCGCCTGAAAAGTATGAATTTAAAGCACCAGAAGAAGGGCAAGAGCTTGATAAAGGTGCATTAGAAGTCTTTGAGCCGATTGCTCGTGAGCTGAATTTAAACAACGAACAAGCGCAAAAACTGGTTGATGTTTATGGCTCTAAAATCATGCCTGCTATTCAGAAACAAATCAATGATGGTTGGCAAAAGCAGACTGAGCAATGGGTTAAAACTGTTAAAGCAGATGAAGAATTAGGATCAAATGAGTCTATTGGTGCAGCACAAAAGGCATTAGATACCTATGGTTCTGATGATTTGAAATTGTATTTAACAGAAACAGGGTTAGGTAATCACCCAGAGATTATTCGGGCTTTTGCCAAGATTGGCAAAGCAATGTCAGAGGACGGTCTTGTCACTGGCAACAGTAACGGCAGTAAAAGTGCTGCTGATGTTTTATTTGGATAACAAAGAGGAAATAACATGCCTGCTTTAACTCTCGTTGATTGGGCTAAACGACAAGGCCCTGACAGCAAGCAAGCGAAGATCGTCGAACTGCTGAATCAGTCTAATGAAATCCTTGATGATATGGTTTTCGTTGAAGGTAACTTACCAACGGGTCACCGTACAACCGTTCGTACCGGTTTACCATCTGCAACATGGCGCTTGCTTAACTATGGTGTACCACCAAGCAAATCAACCACAGCACAGGTTACTGATGCGATTGGTATGCTTGAAACCTATTCTGAGGTTGATAAAGATCTTGCTAACTTGAACGGACAAAAGAATGAATTTCTATTGTCTGAATCAATTGCATTCTTAGAGTCAATGAACCAGCAAATGGCTGAAACTGTTATTTATGGTGATGCTACAGTTCATCCTCAGCGCTTTACGGGTTTAGCTGCACGCTTTAACGATATGAAAGCAAAGAATGCAGTCAATATCATTGATGCTGGTGGTACTGGCAGTAACTTAACTTCTGTGTGGTTAGTGGTATGGGGTGAAAACACTGTCCACGGTATTTTCCCTAAAGGTTCTAAAGCAGGTTTAGAGCAAAACCATTTAGGTGAAGTTACTTTAGAAGATGAGAACAAAGGTAAATACCAAGGCTTTCGTACTCATTTCCAATGGAAAAATGGTATCTCAGTTCGTGACTGGCGTTATGTTGTCCGTATCGCCAATATTGATTTATCCAAAATTGGTAAAGATCCAGAAAAAGCGGACACACTCGATTTGCCAGACTTGTTTATTCAAGCAATTGAGAAGATCCCTAACCTCTCTATGGGGCGTCCTGTTTTTTATTGTAACCAGCAAATTCGTAGCTGGATGCGTCGTCAAATTAAAAACAGCAAAAACGTCAATATTTCCATGGCAGAAGTTGCCGGTAAGAAAGTTGTTTCATTCGATGAAATTCCTGTTCGCCGTGTTGATGCCATCTTAACGACTGAAGATCAGGTGAAATAAGTTATTGCGGTGTCGTTTAACGGCTCCGCTAACTTTCATTTATTTGGAGATAGTCAAAATGATTTTAGATAAAGAAACGCTTTTTTCACTGGATCAGGCGGTTACTGCATCTGCTGTAAGTAAGCAAATTATCGACTTAACGCCAGTGCATGGTGCATTTCGTGATATCGGTATTGGTGAGCCATTAGAGCTGTTTGCACAAGTGACTGAACAGGCTAAAGCAGCAGGTGAAGCGACGGTTCAAATTAAGTTAGAAACCGCGACAGACGATAAATTCTCTGATGTTAAATCTATCTTTGAATCTGTGGCAATACCAATTGCTGATTTAAATGCAGGTAAACGTATTGTGGCGAAAGTACCTCAAGGTGTTCTGAAGTACCTGCGCCTGCAATATGTTGTTGCAGAAGGGCCATTAACGGCGGGTAAGTTCACCGCAGGCATTAACCTAACTGTTGATGCTCATCCTATTTACGATGCTGTAACTCAATAAGGTGTGACATGTCACGATATAAGGTTTTAAAAAAATCATTTATCGCTGGGCGTCTACTTGAAATCGGTGAAGAGGTTGAGTACGACGGTATAGCTGGTGATAACTTAGCGTTAATTGGTGGCGCTGATGCTCGACTTAATACTCATAGTGTGGCTGATGGAGCTGGTGATAATACTGGTGAAGGCATAAGTAATATTGCTGTTAGCGGTTCAGGTGTGGCGATTGATTCAAGCCTTGATGCGCTTCGTGAGCAATATACCCAGCTATTTGGTAAAGCACCTCATCACAATATGGGCGCAGATAAAATGCGCACCGCAATAGATGAAAAGCGGAAAGAAATAGGGGTTTAACCCCCGATGATAAAGGGGGCGAGAGCCCCTTTTTTATTTTCTACTTGAGCCGAGAGATATCCAATGAAACTAACCAATCTAAAAACCAGCACAGAAACTTATGAAAATGCCAAAGGTGAAAAAGAAACTCGTGAAGAATATCCATACGGGCTACGTATTTCACTTGAAAACGACACAATAGAAAAATTAGGCGTTTCTATTCCTGATGTTGGTGAAAGTATGGAGCTGTCTGCTGTTGCCAAAATACTGTCTAAATCCATTAATGAACGCGAAGGGAAGAAGTCAGTATATGTAGAGCTACAAATAACCGATCTGGCTCTAGGTGCAGGCGACACAAAATCAACGGCAGATGTTCTTTTCGATGGAGGTGAGTAATGGCCTCAGAAATTGAAATCTGCAATATTGCATTAAGTCGCATTGGTAATAGTCGTTCGATTAATAGCATGACCGAAGCTAGCAAAGAAGCCGTTCAATGCAACCTTCATTATGCGCAATGCCGTGATAGTGTGCTGGCCGATTTCCCTTGGAACTTTGCGACTAAAAAGGTGGCATTAGCCAATACAAATAATCCACCACCTAATTGGGCGTATGCCTATCGCTATCCTAATGATTGCTTAAAAGCCATTGGTATTGTCGAACCTCATCAAAAGTACCGTAGACCAGATACAGCAATCCATTTTCATGTTGGTTCAGATGAAAACGGTACTGGTCGTTTAATTTTTACTGATCACCCTAGTGCATGGCTTGAATATGTTGCACGTATTACTGATGTCAATATGTTTGATGCGTTATTTAAAGATGCGCTTGCATGGCGTTTAGCGGCTGAATTGGCTCGTCCATTGGCATCAAATGCGGGTATTGGTGGTGAGGCATTACAAATTTATCAAGGTGTTATTAAAAGTGCGGCCGCACATTCATTAAGTGAGTCAGCAGAGCCAACTGATTATATGGATGAATTCACACAAGCGAGGTTGTCATAATGCCATTTAGTCTTATTCAACCTAGTTTTTCAGGCGGTGAAATTGCACCAAGCCTATATGGTCGTGTTGATCTTGCAAAGTATTCAACTGCACTGCGCAAGTGCCATAACTTTATTGTTCGTCAATATGGTGGCGTTGAGAATAGACCAGGCACACGATTTATTGCTGAAACAAAGTATCAAAATAAGAAGTCTCGCCTTATTCCTTTCCAATTCAGCACCGTACAAACCTATGCGTTAGAGTTTGGTGATCGTTATATTCGCGTATTTAAAGATGGTGGGCAGGTTCTCTATGCTGATGGTGAACATAAAGGCGAAGTGTTTGAATTAGCGACACCTTATAAAGAAGCTGATTTGTTTGATTTGAAGTATACGCAATCAGCCGATGTTATGACGATTGTTCATACTGATTATCCACCAATGGAGTTACAGCGTTACGATCATGATGATTGGAAGTTAGTCTCCGTTGAAACCAAGAACGGCCCCTTTGAAGATATCAATACCGATAAGGCAATGAAAGTCTATGCCAGTGCAAGCACAGGGCAAATTACGTTAACCTCTACGCATGATATTTTTGGTACCGAGCAAATAGGTAAACAGTTCTATTTAGAGCAACGTGACATTGATGCAGTTCCTGTCTGGGAGACAGATAAAACAACCAACCTCAATGATCAACGTCGTGCTGACAGTAACTACTATCGTGCCAATAGTGGCGGTAAAACAGGAACACTAAGACCGTCTCACACGGAAGGAATGAGCTGGGATGGTTGGGGTGGTGATACAGGGATCCAGTGGGAATATCTGCATAGTGGTTTTGGTATCGTAAAAATTGAAACTGTTAGTGAAGATGGCAAAACAGCCACAGGAAAGGTGATCTCTTATATTCCATCCAATGCCGTTGGCGAAGATAATGCAAGCCATAAATGGGCGCGTGCAGTGTGGAATGATGTTGATGGTTATCCAAGCACCGTTGTTTATTATCAACAACGTTTATTCTTTGCTGGCTCTCGTGCCTACCCACAAACGATATGGGCAAGTCGTAGCGGTGACTATAAAGACTTTGGGCGCAACAATCCTATTCAAGATGATGATCGCATTATCTACACGTATGCAGGTCGTCAAGTTAATGAAATTCGCCATTTGATTGATGTCGGTTCGCTGGTGGCATTGACCTCAGGCGGTGAATATCAAATAACAGGCGATCAGAACAAAGTGCTTACACCTTCCAGTTTTTCAATGTCATCACAAGGTGCTAACGGTTCAAGTGATTTACCGCCAATCTCTGTTGCGAACATTGCGCTTTATATACAAGAGAAAGGTAGTGCTGTGCGTGATTTATCGTACTCCTTTGATGTGGATGGGTACCAAGGCACTGACTTAACTATGTTGGCAAATCACCTATTTCAACGTCATCGTATTGTTGATTGGTCATTTACTACGGTTCCATATTCTATTGCATGGTGCATACGTGACGATGGGTTAATGCTGGCTTTAACCTATTTAAGAGAACAACAAGTTTTTGCATGGGCGCCACAATCGACAGAAGGGAAATTTGAGTCCACATGTTCCATCAGTGAAGGCAATGAAGATTCAGCCTATTTTATTGTTCAACGCACAGTAAACGGTAAACAGGTTCGGTATGTAGAACGATTAGCCAGCCGTTTATTTACTAGCACAGAAGATGCTTTCTTTGTGGATTCTGGCTTAAGTTATGACGGTAGAAATACTGATATATCAAAAACAGCAACCATCACTGGTGGAGCGGGTGAGTGGAACTATCAAGAAAACTATCCATTAGTGATTTCAGGTGATCCGGTCTTTAGTGCTTCTGATATTGGTAGTGCCGTCAATATTCCTTATTTTGAAGATAATGAACATAAAGAACTTCGCTGTAAGATTGTTCAATATGTATCTGAAAATCAAGTGGTTATTTCTGCTAATCGCAATATTCCACCAGTATTACAAAATACGCCCACTACTGAATGGAGCATAGCCCGCTATCGCTTTGCTGGCTTAAATCATCTTGAAGGTAAGACAGTTAATATTCTTTCCGATGCTAATGTTTCACCGCAGGCCATTGTCACCAATGGTGCAGTGGAAATTGATACGCCATCAGCCGTAGTACATATCGGATTACCTATTACCAGCGAATTAGAAACGCTTGATATCCATATCAATGGGCAAGAAACATTACTTGATAAGAAGAAGCTTATTAAGGTTGCCAGCTTAATTGTAAATAGTAGTCGGGGTATTTGGGCTGGTACTGAAAAAGAACGGCTATATGAGTATCCTCAACGTCAATTCGAGTTTTACGACAATCCTGTTGATGATGCCACAGGCATTGTTGAAATTAATTTAGATGCAGATTGGAGCAAAAACGGACGTGTCTTTATTAGACAGGTTGATCCTTTACCGTTAGCGGTGCTCTCTGTTATTCCGCGTATTGATGCTGGTGGTTTCTGATATGAAAAAACATCATGTACAAATTATTCCTGCTACTCATGAACATATTGTTCGTTTATTACCACATGTAAGACAAGCTGATGTTGATGAGTTCTACGCTATGTCAATGCAAACACCTGAACAGGTATTACGACATGGCTTATCTGTTTCTACTAAAGCCTATGCCGGCATTATTAATGATGAGGTGGTGACTATTTTTGGTGTTGCTTCTGGCTCATTACTGACTGGTTTAGGTGTTCCTTGGTTGGTGGGAACTGACTTATTAGAGCAACATCAGAAAACCTTTCTACGGCGCTGTAAACCCATTTTAAAACAGATGTTAGGGCAATACCCAACACTGATGAATTATGTCGATGAACGTAATTATATTGCTAAGGCTTGGCTCCATTGGTTGGGGTTTCAGATTGAAGAAGCAAAGCCAGCAGGTTTACTTCAGTTACCTTTCCATCGTTTTACATTGAGGGCTAAATAATGTGTGAACCAACAACATTAGCAGCTGCAGTGATTGGTACTTCTGCATTGCAAGCATACGGACAATATACCGATGGTAAATTTCAAGCATCAGTGGCCAATCAAAACGCCAAAATTAATGAAGATGCTGCGCTTGATGCAATTAATAAAGGAAACGCTCAGGCACAAGAACAGCGTAGACGTACTCGCCAATTAGCCGGCACACAGGCGGCAACAATGTCAGCCAGTGGCATTGATTTAAGTACTGCGGGTGCTTTAGATATTTTGGGTGATACTGCCGCAATGGGTGAGCTTGATGCGTTAACTATGGTTAATAACGCTTCTCGTGAAGCGTATGGCTATCGTATGCAAGCTGAAAATGATCGCTTTAATGCAAAAATGGCAAGACGCTCAGGCAATATGGGTGCAATGACAACGTTATTAACAGCACCTATTCAAGCTTATGGCGCGTATCAGTTGGCTGGTGGTACATGGAGTCCATTCGGTGGTGGTGGCTCAGGTGCTGCGAAAGCGGGTAAGACATTTGCTAAAGCACCAAAAGGATTTTAATCATGCCAAAGGTTCCTACATACGATAATAGAACGGTTATTCCTGAGCAGTTACCAAATAATGGGTTTTCTGTTCAATCATCACCTGATGCTTTTGGCGCTGGATTTGGTCGTGTTGGTGAGCAATATGTCGGTTTATTTACAGAAGCAAAACAAAGAGCCAACGTTGCACTGGCGCAAGATGCCGCATTACAGCTACGACAGAAAGCCAACGAACTGATGACCGATCCACAAAATGGATTACTTTCTCAACAAGGTAAAAATGCGATTGGTAAAGCGTCTGAGTATGAGCAGTCATTTCGTGATTATGCTGGTGAAATATCATCAACATTACCTGACGATATTGTTCGACAAAGCTTTATGCAACAAGCGCAAGAAATGGGTGTTCAGTTTGCATCACAAGCGAATCGTCATGAGATGGGGCAAATCAAAGCTTATGAACAAGATCAGTTTCAATCAACGCTAACATTAAATGCAGAGTCTGCCGCATCAATGTACGGTGATAATCAGGCTTATATCTCTGCACATAAACAAGTGTTTCAGCAAATAGAAGAGTTTGGATTATCACACGGTTGGGGTGAAGAGCAGATCCTCGCCAAGAAACAAGAATTCAAAGTAGCGACTGCACGTAAAGCGATTGAAAACCAACTCGGTGCTGATTATATGGGGTTCTTAGAACGAAATGGAGAACCTTCAAGCCTTGGTACTGTAAGTAGAGCACCAACTAATAATGTACCAAATGATGGAGTAAGAGGGGTTAGAAACAACAATCCCGGTAATATTCGGATATCTAGCAATAAATGGGTAGGGCAAACCGGTGATGACGGGGCATTTGCTAAGTTTGCCACACCTGAGCACGGTATTAGAGCATTAGGTAAAAATCTACTTTCTTATGCTCGACAAGGGTTTGTTACACCAGAGCAGATCATTAATCGTTGGGCGCCACCAGAAGATAATAATGATACTCAGGCATACATTGAGTATGTATCTGATTACCTTGGTGTTGCACCTAATCAACCATTAGATTTAACGAATCTCGATACCTTAACGCATTTATCGACAGCGATAATGTATAAAGAGAATGGGCGTAACCGTGTTAATTACACTGATGAGCAGATAGCAACAGGCATACAGTCAGCACTTGGTTTTGTTGAATTGCAAGCGACATCTGAAGCACCAAAACTATTAACTGGATCTGCCGCTTTCGATGCTTTAGATGAAGCTGACCAAGCAAAATATTTACGACAAGCAGAACAGCTACGTAAGCAAAAGCAAGGTGAGTTACAGCAACAATTCGGTACTCGTGTCGCTGACTCTTACGCAGCATGGGAAAGAGGACTTGAAGCACCTAATGCGCCTACTCATGATGAATTAATCTCTGTGTTTGGCTATGACAAAGGTTCTGCTATGTCTGCCGATATGCAAGAAGCTAAGCGTTATGCTGGTTTTATGTCAGCAGCTAAAGAGATGTCTCCACAAGCACAGCAAGCTTTGTTATCACAAATTAGACCTCAAACGGGTGAAGCAAACTACGAAAGCAAAATTCAACGTTGGGAGAAATTTGGTAAGTTCGTTGAAGGCAATATCAAGGAACAAGATAAACAGTTTGCTGCTAACCGATTACAGCTTTCCATTCAAAATAACTTTCCGCTTGATCCTAATGATAAGAATAATCAGCAGGCAGCAGATGATTACTTTGAACAACATATTCAGCAGAGCTTTAATTTACGTGATGATAATAGCTTAAATGCCGTTGCTGAACTTACTGCAAGAACAGGGATTATCCCATCACAAGTTAAGTCTGTATTGAATATGGGGGCAACATCTAAAGATCCTGAAGTTGTTCTTCCTATCGCGAAAATGTATGGGCAGATATTTGATAATAATCCGGCATCAGCAACTGATATTCCATCAAACACAATGGCGTATTACTCAAAAGTATATAGTTTAAGTCGAGCTGGTATGCCTGATGAGAAAGCGGTAGAAACTGCATTTAAGACGACATTTGAACAAGATGAACGTACTAAGCAAATGATCGCTTCTCAAATCAGGGATAAAGGATATATCAAGGATAGAGATAAAGCGGCGCAATCTAATATCAATGATTTTTACCCTTGGTATAAACCATTTTCTTCACCAAGCGTTAGTAAGCCTGGTACTCAAAATGGTGCTTACTTACGTGACTATCAAACGCTGTATGACGCTAACTTTGCTGAAACAGGCGGTGACGCAGAACTCGCCAAGAAAATGACTAACGCTCAAATTAAAAGAACGTGGGCGGTATCTAATATCAATGGCAGTGAAGAAGTTATGCGTTATGCACCAGAAGCCGTATACGGTATTAATGAATCAGGTGCTGGAAACTGGATCGCTGGCCAATGGGAGGAAGAGAAAAAGCAATTAATGTCTAAGTCATTTGGTGGCGCTTCTTCTGGCACTGAAATCGTTATTGTCTCTGATGCAGTGACACCAAGAGATTACAGCTACGGCATAATGATAAAACAAACTGGTAGTGATGATATCCCTATTTATCGTCCATACACGGGAGATAACGGCTTGCCTATTCGCTTTAAACCAGAACAGTCATCATCACCAATGTACAAAGAGGTAATGGAAAAACGTCAGCAAAGCGTTAAGGAAGCACAGAATAAAAGGGAACGAGAAGAAGCATTGGATAAATCACGCTCAGAATTTGATGAACGTCGTCAAAATATCCGTGAGCAATATAAAGAAGCTCACAATGAGCGAGTAAATAAATTCAATAATTATTTTTCTTGGGATAAAAACTGATGCCTATTTACGAACAACAACCTGATGATGTTTTATCTGCGGATATTAATGCTGTTCAGCAACCTGAACCTACTTATGGTGATAATGTTTCACCGTCTTGGTATGATCCTATTAATCCGCTTGATGATAGACGGCAAACTAAAGAATTACGTGATGCGGCGTTTCGTATCGATAACTCAGTGGGTAGTTTGATTGCTACTGCACCTTTTAATCAATTTGAAGATGTAGAAGGCTATAACCCATTTGAAGATGAATTAACGCTTTCAGGCTATGAAGACTATGCGGATGCCTTTATCCATTCAAACTCTCCTCAAGAAACCTCAGCAATAAAACAACGCATTGATCGTGAGAAGAATGACAGACAGCAATTAATGGATTCAGGCGGTGCCGGTATTGTGAGTAGCATAGCAATGGGGGTTATTGATCCAATTAATGTTGCTGCAATGATGATACCAGGTGGTGCAATAGTAAAAGGTGGTAGTGTTGGTGCAACAGCAGGTAAGTTTGCATTGGCAAATACTGCTGGTGGCGTAGCTTCTGAAATGGCATTACATAGTACCCAAGAAACACGAACATTAACTGAGAGTGCGATTAACGTTACGCTTGATGCCATGATTGGCGGAACCTTAGGTTCAGCTGCGCAATTAGTTAGAAATCGAGGTGAGTTAATTAATAAAGTTAGAAATGACATTATTGAACCTCAACCAAGTAATAATCCACCAGCCAATCAATCTAGTGATCGAAGCATTGGTGCTGCGGAAGTTGCTAATACCACACTTGAACAAGAGACACTAAAAGGACCCTCTTTTGTTAATAGAACAATGATGGTTAGCCCTGTTGGCCGTGTTGCTCAATCACCCTCTAAAACAGCGCGCCAAATTAACCAACAACTTACAGAAAATAACTTTACCTTTGCTAAAAATGAAGAAGGTATTGCGACATTTACTGCTGTTGAAACAAAAGTGAGAGGTTATGAAACACTTGTTTATAAGCAAGTAGAATCGACGAAAGATCACTTTAAACAATATCGTCAATCTGGTGGCCGTGATATGAGCTATTACCAATTTAGTGAAGCTGTTGGTGATGCTATGCGCAATGGTGATACTCATGCGATACCACAAGTGGCAGAGGCGGCACGTTCTATTAGACCTATTGTCGAAGCAACCAAAGATAGAATGGTTGAATTAGGGATCTTACGTGAAGGTGTAAAGGTGACAACAGCACAAAGCTATTTCCCTCGTATTTATAAATTCGACAAAATTTTAAATGATCGTACTGAATTTAAGAAAATCATTGCTGACTGGTTAGAAGAGATTAATCAAACCTCAATAAATAAAGCCAAAGGTAGTCTTGATCGTGCTGAAATTGGTATTGATAAAGCACGTAACGCTTCACCACAAGCTGAACGTTTAGGGCTTGAAATTAAAGAGGCGGAGAGCTGGTCAGGTAAAAAATCTTTGTTGATGGATGATATTAATAAATATCAAAAAATAATTAATGAAAAGAATGCGGTAGAAGTTGAGCTAAATTCACTTTCTAACCTTGCTAAATTAAATAAAACACAAACAAGAAGACAGGCAACATTACAAAGGAAATTACAGCGTATTAGTGATGCTGAGAATAAATTACCTGCGTTACAACGTAGTGTTGATATTCTTGATAATCTTCGCAAGTTTAGGAGTGAACATCGTCGTTTAACACGAACTGCGAATTCATTAACTCGTCATGACAGAATTAGACAATCGGCATTAAATCGCATGACACCTTTAGAGCGTGAAGAGTTAGATGCGGCAGCAGATGATATCATTAATAAAATTATCGGGGCACCGTCAGGCATTGTACCAAGTGAACTGATCCCTGATGGATTAGTTAAACGCGCTGGTTTTACAAAAGATAGAACGCTAAACATTCCTGATGAACGTATTAAAGATTATCTTGAATCAGATGTTAATTATGTGATGGAAAACTATATTCGCCAAGTTGCGCCTGAAATTGAACTCACGGCTAAGTTTGGTCGTGTTGATATGGATAATCAAATCAAAGCGATTACAGAGGAATACAACCAGCTTATTGCTGATGCAACCACACCTAAAGAACGTAGTCGATTAGAAACACGAAGAGAAGCTGATTTACGTGATATTCGTGCTATGCGTGACCGTCTATTAGGAACTTATGGCGCACCTAAAGATCCATCTAGTTTCTTTGTTCGTGCTGGTCGTGTGGCTCGTCACGTTAACTTCTTACGTTTATTAGGTGGCATGACAATATCATCGTTGCCTGATATGGCTCGTCCGATTATGCAACACGGTTTACGTAGTGCGTTAAAACCATTGGGTAAGATGCTAACTGATATCGGTGCTATGCGTATTGCTAAAGCTGATTTACGTGAAATGGGTATTGGTCTTGAATATGTATTATCCAGTCGTTCTAAGGTGATTGCTGACCTTAATGATCCATATAGCAGACGTAGTTATTTAGAACGTGGGTTACAATGGTCATCACAGAAATTTGGCAACCTTACGTTGATGAATCAATACACCGATACTATGAAAATGTGGTCTGGTGTTATTACTCAATCTAAGGTACTTAGAGCGGCAAACACTTTAGATGCTGGTGGTACGCTAAGTAAACAAGAAATAAAGAAGCTGGCTCATATTGGTATCGATGAATCAATGCTAAAGCGTATAGCAGATCAGTTTAAGCGACATGGTGAAGACTTAGACGGCATGTTAACAGGGCATAGCCATTTGTGGGATGATCGCGTTGTGCGTGAAACATTTCAGGCAGCAGTATTAAAAGATGTAAGAACTACAGTTATAACACCAGGCATTGGTGATACACCATTAATGATGAGCAGTGAACTAGGTAAGATAGTTATGCAGTTTAAAACCTTCTTCTTTGCTACTCACAATAGAGCGTTGGTCTCAGGCATACAATCGGGTGATGCATCATTCTATTATGGTGCATTGCTTCAGGTTGCACTTGGATCCCTAGTCTATGTTCTCAAGGCCAAAATGGCAGGACGAGATATTAATACCGAACCGGCTAACTTAGTAAAAGAAGGGTTAGACTGGTCAGGAATGATGGGGTGGCTAGGTGAGCCTAATAACGTATTGGAAAACCTTAGCGGTGGTACTTATGGTATGAGTGCTATGTTTGGTGGTCCACCAGCATCACGTTATCAAAGCCGTAATGGGATTGGTGCATTATTAGGTCCTACATTTGATCTTGGTGGTGATATTAAAAACATCACATCAGGTGTATTAAATGGTGAGTTTGATGATAGAGAAGTGCGATCTGTACGCAAACTATTACCTTTCCAAAACTTGTTTTATTTGTCACCATTATTAAATCAAGTGGAAGAGCAGATGAAGTAGAGAAAACGCCATGTGGAATAAAGATAAATTATTAAAAATACAGAAAGATTATGATGATGCAATGGTTAGCTACAATACAGCAAAATATATTCTTATTGCCTGTATTTTTGGTGTGTTTATGAGTTTTCTATTTCCACATGGCGAAACCATATTATTTGTTTTTGTGACAATAGGCTTATGTTTGTACTTTTTTCACTGTAAAGACAAGCTCAAAAAAGCAGAGTTGGTAATGGACGATGCTTGTAAAAGTCTTTTTGGTAAGAAATATAAAGAATCAAAAAGTGATTTTATTAACGAAATATATAAATAGCACCGCTTAAGCGGTGCATTGTTCTTATTTCTTTAATTCAGCTAAAATACATTCCACCAACGGTATTATATTTTTATTGCCTCTCATCTTCTGAACTATAAAATTTCTCATTGCGATAAGCTCTACAAGTGGAGCTGATACATCATGACCATCTTCTTCCATCTTTGTTAAAAGCGCTTCAAGGTTTGATTTTGTAATTAACCTTTCAATCCCTTTATCGGTATTCACTACATCTGGATAGTTAGCTGGTGCAGGGTATTCATACTTCTTTTCCATGGCTAAAGTCCTCACTAATGAAAATAATTACGCAAACTATAATAATGTAAATGCATTAAAATGTTCATCTAAATGGTTAATTTAATTTTCTATTTGATAACCATTATTGCAAATATGGATATATTTTGTAGTTAAAAGTATCATATCCTCATTAACACCAGAGGAGATGAGCAATGACGGTATCTACTGAACTAAGCCATGAAGAGTATGTAGGTAATGGCGTAACAACGGATTTTGATTTTCGTTTCCGTATCTTTGAAAGCAAACATTTGATTGTTGTGGTTGCTGACAGTGACGGCAATGAAACAACATTAAAGAATGGTACTGATTACACTATTGTTGGTGCAGGTTCCTATCATGGCGGTAAGGTGGTTTTAAATAAACCTTTAGCTCAAGACTGGAAGATATTATTAGAACGTGATTTACCCGTTGTACAAGAAACTGACTTACGTAATCAGGGAAAATTCTTTGCTGAAGTACATGAAGATGCTTTTGATTATCTAACAATGTTAATTCAAAAGGCATTGGGTACTTTCTCTCTAAGTCTACGCAAACCCACCTATCTATCGAATTACTATGATGCCAAGGGCAATCGTATTGCTAATTTAGCACCACCTAAGTTCGGTAGTGATAGTGCTAATAAAGACTACGTTGATAACAGCATTAAGAATATTGATGGTAAGACATTAAGGGTAAAGGATAAGCCTATTCCTGCATTACCATCTGCTGAACAACGCAGAAATAAACAGCTTGGTTTTGATAATGAAGGCTATCCTCAATTACTTGATCCTGCTGAAACTGGTTCGCTTGGTTATGTACTTGTTGATTCTTTTGAGAAAGGCGCGGAGATAACCACACGATATCAGGCGTTACATTGGGAAAGTAATGGAGAATATTATCGTTGGGATGGTGATTTACCTAAATATGTTCCTTTAAATTCAAGCCCTGAAAATACAGGTGAGATTGGGTTGGGTAGATGGGTAAGTGTTGGTGATGTGACATTAAGGAATGATATAAAATCAATATGTTATATTCTTAATTCAGTAGATGGCGAATTTATACCAAACATATATAATTATATTTTATTGAAAGGTAGGTATTTATATTATCGGATAAATTCTTCAGAGGTTAAATTTATTGATGGTGTTGAAGTAATTAGAACAATGGATGGTTCAACTTGGACATTGGATAACTCTATTAGTAAAATATTTGCTTCGGATTTTTGTGAAAACACTTCTGAATCTTTAAATTATGTATATAGTATAGCTACTAAATTTAAAGCTGAATTTTATATAGATAAGAATTTTGAAAATTTATTACCAGTTAAAACTGGATTTATAGATAATGGTTCGGGAGCCCATTTGTCTATATTGACGATTCTCTCCAATTCTTGTATCAGATTTATAAACAATGCATTTATATCACTATCACCTAAATTTAATAGAAAAAATTCTAATATCATATATATAAGAGAAATTTCTAATTTTGAAATTCATGATCCACATATTGTTGGTGATAGATTAACAAATAATGCTGGTGGGGAATGGGGCTACGGTATAACAATTTATGAATGTAAGAATGGAGTAATATATAATCCAATATGTGAAAATATGCATGGGGATGGAATATATATAGGTAAGAGTTGGGGAAATCCTGAAAATACAGTGCCTGAGAATATCAGAATAATAAAACCAATATGTAAAAAAATAAGGAGAAATGGTATATCATTAACATCTGGTGTAAAAATAAATATTATTGAACCTGATATTAGTGATGTTGGCGATAGTGATGGTATAGATGGTGCTTTACCAAAATCAGGTATTGATATAGAACCAGAGGGGAAAATTGGTTATAGCATTCCGTTTCTAGAGGATTGCATTATACACTCACCCATGATCACTAATTGTTATGATGGTATACATGGTTGGATAAATAGAGATAATATAAATGTTTATGTTGATATAACTGGAACAACAAGATTAGATAAAATAAGTAATATTGGAATTTCAATATATTATCAATCATCATTTTGCAAAGGTATAGTTAATTTTGACAAGATTTTATTTGTTAATAATCCAAGAAGAGGGGTTGAGTTTTCATGGTCTAGCATAGGTGAATTGCATTTAAATATAAGTGAATTAGTAACATTAGATAAAAAATCAAAGCTTGGCATTTATCATAATGTCATATCCTCACCCAAATATAAACAACTTGGTAATGTTTATATAGGATTAAATCCATATGTTGACAAAGGTATCTCCTATGTAGATGATGTAATTATTGATGGAATTGATGTTGAATATTACATAATCAATTTAAATAAAATAAATAAAGTTCATTTTTATAATAGTGGTAGTAATTATAGTAAAATGAGTGGAAGTGTTGATTGTATGCTTGATTATTTAGCTAAAGATAACATTGATACAAAGAGATTACCAGATGAGATTATATTTAATATATCTTCTTCATCTTCTGAAAAAGAGTTAGAGTTAAATTCTAAAAATGACTTTAGAAAAATAAAATACTCATTTTCTACAAATAGCATAAAGGGTAAGGGGATGACAATATCTGGAGTAAAGATTTTAAAAAATGGAATTATATACACAAAATGTAAATCAAAGAATCCTGGTGATTTTATTATTTTAAAAAACAATGAAAACATAGCTCCTTTTTATGGATACTCTGAGTGTGTGAATATTTTTGGTGATTGGGAATTTTTGGAGTGAATAAAAAGATGGGATAGCCCCATCTTTTTAATTATAAATAAAGCCATTTGATATTCTGGTGGCTTTATTTTTAATCTTTAAATATCAGGTATACAGTATCGTTTATATAATATAATGAATATATATTATTATCTCTTAATGGTTTATGTTTGTTTATAATGTTTTGCTTTGTTTTATTATAAGTAATGTTTGAGAAACCATTTTTCATTAGGGTAAATCGCCCTCCATCATAGAAATTTACAAAATGCTTAGGAATTAAATGGCTAATAATTGGAAAAACATTTATATTATTTCTAGTGTTGGGTGTTACTTTTAACGTTCCTGATATATGATAGTTTTCTTTTGATGTTAGACCAAGCGCATTTATATCATTATATATATATTCTGATACTTGATTTGAAAAATTTATTTCATTTTTTATTGAGTTTATTGCTGTTTGGTTAACTAATATTAATGGAAGCGATATTGCTAATGTACATAAATTAATTAATGAATTATTTTTTGATACAAATGAGATTATCAATGGGAAAAGCATAAAAAATACAGATAACCCCATAAATACTCTTGGATAGAATTTAGCATTTACTCCAAACAATATCACACCCGAGCTTGACAATATAGTAACTGAGATTGTAATAATGAGACAACCTAATAATAATAGGTTGATTTTTTTATTTAAAATTAGATTGATAATAAAAATAGAAAATATTATTAATAATATTATACTTATTACAGGTGTAAAAATAAGTTTTATAACATTAAAGCTCAAAGTTAAATTTTCCAATAAAATATTAATACCATCGTCATTGAACTGTATTATTTTATTAAAATTTGATGCATAACTACTTTGTTCAAATATTTCTAGATAAAATTTACTATATATTATATATGATATAAAAACTGTAATCATATTAACCAATAAATCACTCATTAATTTATTGTTTTTATTGATGGCATTAAATAAAAACAATATAGATGATAATGCTATAAATATATTTACAGATGCTTGGTAGGTTGAAAAAGCAAAAGAAAGTAGTATAGATGATATAATAACATTTAAGTATATATTTTTTGTACTAACTGTTAAAGATAATATAGCAAATGACATTGATAAAATCATAAATGCCCCGTCATATCTGAACGAAAAGTTCGACACAAGCATTGGACATGATAATAGAGATGCCATTAACAAAGATGATGTTAAATTATTTTCTATATTAAATAAATTTGTCAGTCTTTTAAATGAGAAACAGAAAAATACACCAGATAAAATTAATGGTATAGGGTATAAATCCGGTATATTATTGGCTCCTAGAGACATTATCTTATAGAAAAATTCAGATAGAAATCTACCATCATCTATCCACCCATAGTATCCTTTTTGCATTCTAAATATATCATCATAAACATATATATCATTGATAATATAAGGTGATACTATTATTAAAAATATAATGTAATGATACTTGTAATTTTTTATAATATTTTCCATGATTATTTATCATCTTTTTTTAATAAATACTTCGGTCTTTTCTTGCTTTCAACATATATTCTCCCGATATATTCACCAAGAACACCAATGCCAATAAGCTGAATACCACCAAGGAATAAGATGGAAACTAATAGTGATGGGTAGCCCGGCACTGGATTTCCCCAAATAAGTTTATCTATAATCATCCACCCACCATAAATAAATGAAATTGCGCCAACAAATAAGCCAATATATGTCCACATACGGAGTGGGAAAGTTGAAAAGCTGGTGATCCCCTCTAATGCAAGATTCCAAAGTTTCCAGCCATTAAACTTGGATTCACCAGCGGAGCGCTCAGCACGAGAATATTCGACAATATCTACTTTTCCACCAACCCAAGATAGGACTCCTTTCATAAATAAATTGCGTTCAGGAAGCAGCTTAATATTCTCAACCGTTTCACGAGACATTAAACGGAAGTCGCCCACATTTTCTTCAATCTTTGGTGTGCTAATTTTGTTATGCAGTTTATAGAACCATTCTGCTGTTTTGCGTTTTAACCAACCATCAGTAGATCGGTCAGTTCTTTTTGCTAAAACAACATCGGCACCTTGTTTCCATTTTTCTATTAATTGGGGGATAACCTCAATTGGGTCTTGAAGATCAACATCAATTGGAATTATTGCTTCACCAGTGGCATGATCTAATCCAGCAAAAAGTGCAGGTTCTTTACCAAAGTTTCTAGTAAAACTTAATGCTACTACTTGCTCATCAGCTAACGACAACGCATTGATGATATTTTCAGTTGAATCTTTACTACCATCATTAATAAAAATAATTTCAACGTCATATTTTTTTAGTTCTTCATTTTCACGAACCGTTTTATAAAAAATAGGTATTGCTTCTTCTTCATTGAAAACAGGAACAACTAAAGAAATTTTCATTACTCTATTCCTTTAAAGACAAATAATTTTGAGTAGAAAAAACCAAGAACAAGGCTAATTGCTGAAAATGCAACTAAGGTAATTATTGGCATTGCATTGAGTTTATCGGCTATAAATCCAGTCAGATAACTTAACACACCCATAAATACTGTGAATGCTATGTATCTCCCACCAGTTGCTTTCTTCTTAAATGTAAACTTAGCGTTAGCAAAGAATGAGAAGGTAACAGCAATGATGAATGCGATCAGGTTCGCAGTAGCCTGTGTTGTGGAGACCAAGTAAACCAAAATACCAAACACTACCCAATGCAAGAGCGTGTTAATAACACCAACAGAGAAGTATCGTGCAAATAGCTGGAGCATAATTAAATTATCTATAATAAAAATTGATGTGAGAGTTTATCATTAATGTAAATTTAGGTCAGTATTCTATATGTTTGTTTTATTAAATAGTTTTTATTACAAATGACACAATAATGTTTATTTAATCTTTTTTGCATTTTTGTTCATCTTGTTGGTTGTGTAGTATCATGACTATTCATTAATCACTGGTACTACACTCATGCAAGAAGATGTCTACACAAAAGCTGGGATCGGCACTACTGCTTTTCTTGGTTACTTCGCAGGGCTTCCAGCAGAAGTTGTTATGGGTTCACTGTTGGGAGCCATCTTCTTTACCACTGCTGCTACTGAATATAGCTTTAAGCGTAGGTCTCTTTTGGCCTTTCTAAGCTTCGTTTGTGGTCTTATATTCTTTAGCCCCGCAGCAACTATCTTTATTTCTGTTACTGGCCTTTTCGGTGTGAAACCGGAGCAATACGAAATCGAACATATCGATGCCGTAGGTGCTTTTGTTTCCGCTTTGCTTGTGGTTAAGTTAAGCGTAAAAGCATATGGAAGGGTTGATATACCGAAACAAGGAGGGCAACAATGAAATGCGAAACATTGCTCACAATTGTTAATGCCATCATCTGTACCGTCATTTTTCTTCGTGTGTTCTATTTTAAACGTGACGGCAGACAACACTGTAAAAAAGGTGGATGGTTAGCTTTCCTAATTCTAGCTTACTCTTCAAGCGTACCTATTCGCGCTTACTTCGATCCTAATTATCACGCTGATATCTACAACATCTTTGCCAACATCCTGATCTGCACAACGTTGCTGGTCAGTAAAGGCAATGTCATCAAGTTTATAAAGGGGTGAATATGTCATTAGTTGATAAACAAAATACGTTTACAGGTATGGTTGCAAAGCTGATCACCTTTGCTCAGCAGAAGGGATATAAATTGACGTTTGGCGAAGCTTATCGAACACCAGAACAAGCACAGCTTAATGCAAAGAAAGGATCGGGTATTAGCAACAGTCTACATACTCAACGTTTAGCAGTTGATTTCAACCTATTTGATGATAACGGAAAATACCTTACAGCCACCAGCGACTATAAAGAACTTGGTGAATATTGGGAATCATTGGGGGGAAGTTGGGGCGGGCGTTTTAAAACTCGTCCTGACGGTAATCATTTTTCATTAGAGCACAATGGGGTTCGTTAATGAATAAAACCGTCATAGCGTTAATTGCTTTGGCTGTTTCCTTTACCGCTGGCTTTGTTGCTGGCGGTATTTATTTTGATAACCAAGCAATGAGTAAACAGATTGCAGGTAATCAATTAGATGAAAAGGATGTGGCCACAAATATTGAACTGCGTAAACAAGCAGACAATGAACAGCAGAATAGGTTGGAGATATATCATGACGCACAACAGCATGATACGATACGTACAGATGCTTTGCTTGATCGTGTTCTTAATCACTTTGACAGGGTGCAGCTCTCAACCGGTACCACGCAAACAGAAGTTGCAAGTACCGATAACGCCAATACCTGCCGAGTTGAAAAAGCCAAAGCCAGTGAACTTTCTCGACAACTACGAGAAACACTTGAACGATATGGGCGTGAAGCTCAGCGTGCAGATGAAAATACCAGAACACTCAACCTTTGCATTTCAGAGTTGGAAGCAAAGGAAAAACTTCTCAATTCTTACCGATGAAAAAGTAGACAGATTTCATAATGACGGTATCGGTGACGGTGTTGGTGATATCTAATTTAAATATAATTTATATTTATCAGTGAGTTAAATTACTAGAATATAATTGAGTGGGAATAAAATACCGTTTATCAGCAATAGTTGATAAAGGTTAAAAAACCATTAGCCATCAGTATGTTACTGGTGGCTTTTTGTATGTTTCTATTCATTAGAGATAGGATTATTTTTATAAATAATAAATTTAATAAAGTTTTAAATTAATACTTAATTATCTTTTTTAAGATCATGAATCTGATTTTATTCAGATGGTTGCTCTAATAATTTTTTATTAAAATAAAAATCATTAAATACCGTTACCAATAACTGTTCTTAATTCTTTTTTAATATCTTCTTCAAACCATGTACCGTTATTAATAACAACTATGTTGTCGATTTTATCTGCTAAAACAATCTCAGTTTTAATATCCCTTTTATCTAATAATATTTGTATATGTTGTAAATAACGGCGCTTACCAGTAAACCAATTTTTATTAATAGTAAGTAAATTTATAGCATCAATATATCCGCATCCTATCCATTGTTTTAAATGAAGTAATGAGATTTTATTTTCTTTGGAAAAAGTAGGGCGAAGAAGATAAAACTGACCACATGCAGTTTGGGTATCGTAAATTTCTTGTAGAAAATCTTCGACACTTTCTCCACTACTAACAATATTAATTTTACCCGTAAAGGTATCCACTAAATAGGCATTTACACCAATATAACAATGTTCTAGTTGATTATAAATAACATAGCCTTCAGAGTTACAACGGATTATCCAAAAATCTTGTTTAGGTGATAACTCACAAAAATAAATAACAAATTGCTCAGCATAAGGAGTTGAATGACAATGATTAAGAACGATATCTTGTGCTTGTTGTGAGGTTATCATTTTAATTTATAAACCACCTAATTACACATGGGGAAAATGAGAATTTGACTAAGTTTGTATTGGCTTATGTCTGTGTTATAACCATAGAATATTAGCGTTAAGATGTAAATTAGTGAAAAAAGTCACAAATAAGGAGATAAGGACATCATGCAAAATGAGATTTTAAAAAAAATACCACAAATAGAGCAAGAGTATCAGGTAAAGCTACTCTATGTTGCTGAAAGTGGAAGCCGAGCTTGGGGATTTGCATCAACTGATAGTGATTACGATGTCCGAGGTATTTTTATACGTCCGCGTAATGCTTATCTTTCTATCGATAAACCTAAAGAAACTTTCGAATGGATAGAAAATAGTTGGTTTGATGTAGGTGCTTGGGATATTACCAAAGCACTACACTTATTACGAAAATCGAACTGTATATTATTAGAATGGCTCCAATCGTCAATAATTTATCAACAATATCCTAATGTTCAAAAAGAGTTATTTGAGTTAGCAAAACTCTATTATCAACCAAAAGTAATTGTTCATCATTACAGAGGAATTGCTAAAGTTGTGAGTGGCTATTCTCCAGAAAATAAAACAAGAAATGAAGCTGATGTAAAACCTATAAAATTAAAGAAATGGTTCTATCTATTACGCTCTCTGCTGTCGGCTTATTGGACAGTAAAAACAGGTGATATACCACCTATGGAGCTAAATAAATTGATAAAAATCCTATCCGTAGAAGAACAAAAAGCTATCCATGAATTAGTAGAATTTAAATCAGATAAAGATGAACATTTTACTTGGGTCCCAACAGATGCGATGCAACACCTAGTTATTTTTTTATGGCGAGAGACGGATATTCAATTAGCAAAAAGAATAGTTCCAGATAATGATATTTTAAATAATTGGTTTAGGAAAAAATTAGATGAAACTGACCATTGAAGATATAAAACCTTACCTTTTATTTGAAAGTATTGCTGGAAGTCGTTCACATAATCTTGCGACAGAAACGTCAGATACAGATATCAAAGGGGTGTTTTATCTCCCAAAAGATCTCTTTTATGGATTGGAATATACACCACAAGTAAGTAATGAAACCAATGATATTGTTTATTATGAGTTTGGGCGATTTGTGGAACTATTGTGTGTATCTAATCCTAATATATTAGAACTTCTTAATTCACCAGAACATATGGTTATTTATCGGCATCCCTTAATGTCATTAATAAAACCTGAATGGTTTTTATCTAAAACATGTGTTCAAACATTTGTACACTATGCACAAGGACAAATTAAGAAAGCTCAAGGATTAAATAAAAAAATAGTCAATCCGGTCGACAAAAAATTAAAAAATATTCTCGATTTTTGTTATGTGATTGAAGATGGAAAAACAATACAAGTTAATTCTTGGTTAGATAATCGTCACTGGAAACAAGAGTATATTGGGTTAGCAAAATTAGCTCATGCCCAAGATTTATATGCGATGTATTATGACGAGATATCGCTTTTTCAAGGTATAATGAAAAAAGAGACTGCTAATGATGTCTTACTAAGTAGCATCCCCAAAAAAGCTAAAGTACAAGGATATCTAAGCTTTAATAAAGAAGGTTATAGCGCATACCGTAAGCAATATCATGATTATTGGCTGTGGGTTGAGCGGCGTAACGATGCACGTTACCAGCAAAACATCGATCACGGGCGAAGTTACGATAGTAAAAATATGATGCATACATTTAGACTATTGTATGTTGCATTAGGTATTGCACAAGAAAATAAAGTAAAAGTTTGGTGTGATAATAGAGATGATTTATTAGCGATTAAAGCGGGAAAATTTAGTTATGATGAATTATTAGAGCGTAGTGAGAGGCTTATCAAAGATATAAAAAAAGCATTTCAATTAAGTGCACTACCTGATGAAATTAACCATTCAATTGTAAAGAATACGCTCATAAATATAAGAAAAGAGCTTTATAAATAA